TCTACCTTTCGTAACTAATCCTGAATTAGAAGGCGCCATAGTAGCATGGGACTTTATGGAAACAATTCATAGTAGAAGTTATACATACATAATTAAAAACTTATACTCACAACCAAGTGATGTATTTGATACTATTATTGAAGATAAGAAGATTGAAGAAAGATCAAAAGCAGTTACAGAAGCATACGACAAACTAATTGCATTAGGTTATAAATGGCATAATGATCCTAAATCAGTTGACATTTACGAACTAAAGAAAGCATTATGGCTTGCGTTAGTAACTGTAAACGTATTAGAAGGTTTAAGATTCTACGTATCATTTGCTTGCTCGTTTGCATTTGGTGAATTAAAACTTATGGAAGGTAGTGCTAAGATATTATCTCTTATTGCTAGAGATGAAAGTCAACACCTTGCAATGAGTCAACAGATTATCAAAGCATATCTTACAAAAGAGAATGATAAGGTAATGAATAAAGTTATTAAAGATACACAAAAAGAATGCTATAAAATATATGATGACGCAGTACAACAAGAGAAAGATTGGGCAACTTATCTATTTCAAAAAGGTTCTATGATAGGACTATCAGAAAAATTACTACATCAATATGTTGAATATATAGCAAATAGAAGAATGAGAGTAATAGGATTAGAGCAAAAATATGAACAATCAAGTGCAAACAATCCATTACCTTGGACACAACATTGGTTTAATAGTCACTCACTACAAAACGCACCACAAGAAACTGAAATAGAAAGTTATGTTATTGGTGGGCTTAAACAAGATGTTAAGAAAGATCAATTTAAAACATTTAAACTATAATGAATCAACCACCAATTTTACATTTGTTGAATAAAAGACAACATGTTATGGCCTACGATACAGAGGACATACCTGAAAAACAATTGATTGAAGACTTATTATGGAAAGCATGGAAAGTTACACCATCTAAAAACAATTTTATGCCGTACCATTGTAATGTATTAGGTCCTGATAAGGTAAAAGAAAAACACTCTATATGGAAGAAAAGTCAACAGAATAAAAAAGAAATAAATGAGCATAATATTGAAGATCACAAAGAAGAAGGATACAACAAATACTTTGATCATTTAAGTACAGCACCTTACCTATTAGTGTTTACACAAAGATTATGTGAGGCAAATGATTTTTACAGAAAGAGCATACAGGAAGGTGACTACTACGAACAAATGCACGAACATGAGATAGACTCAATGATGAGAACTACAACCGTAGAAATAGGAATGTGGATGGCTAATTTATCAGCCTTTGCATTAGAGAAAGGTCTAAATACATCTACAATAGGATGTTTTCCGTATCAACCCTTTTTTGCAAAAAATCCTAAAAATACATGGGCAGATTTACCTTGGGTAAAATATCCTGTTCTATTGTTAGGTAGTATAGGTAAAGCAAAACAATATCGTAGAGAAAGTATGACCGAACTTGAAAAGAAAGACGATAAGAAACCAGAACCAGAAGAAATAATAAAGTGGATATAAATGGCTGAAGACGAGAACACAAACAAAGTACAAATAAGTTGCAACAATTGTGATGTATCTTATTGGGTAAAATGGTCAGACGAAGACGCTGAACCTACTACTTGTCCTTTCTGTGGTGCTGATACTTCTATTGAAGAAGAGGATGCGATATTTGAAAATGAAGAAGAACAAGACAATTGGAATTGATTACAGTTTAAGCAGTCCTGCTATATGTGTATGTAGAGGTGAGTTTAAATTAGATAACTGTAAGATATACTATCTTACCAATGTGAAAAAATATGAAGGCAATTATTGTAATGGTAAAATAAATGGCAGATTACATCTACCCTATACCTCCGAACAACAACGACACGATCAGATTTCCGAGTGGGCGCTTTCTGTTATTGATACTGCTATTGGTAATATTTTTATAGAAGGATACTCATTTGGTAGTAAAGGACTTGTATTCAACCTAGCAGAGAATATGGGTGCTCTCAAACATAAACTTTATATACTCAATAAAAGATTCAAGTCTATAGTACCAGGTCAGATAAAGAAGAATGCTACTGGCAAGGGTAACGCAGATAAGCTAAAGATGTACGAGCAGTTTACAAAAGATACTGGTGTTGATTTAGTCAAAGAATTTGAACAAACAAAACTCAATAATCCAGTAACCGACATAGTAGATTCATATTATATCGCAAAATATGGGTACGAATCATAGATGTTCTCGTTTTGTTCTCATAATTATTCCTAAAAATCTAGTAAAATCAACGTTTTTAACGCTTGACAATTTCGTATTTTTCTGATATATTATGTGTATATATGACAAAAGAATACTTTAAAAGTTTTAATATTATCTACAAAAGAGAATACGTTGATCCTGAAACAGAATATGATACGTTCTGGTCTTCAGCTACTATCTACAGAAACGTACCTATAGAGAAAATCAAATACTATAGAAAACAATTACTTAAATTCAAAGCTTATGCGAACAAAACGTATAAAGAAGACGCTACTAATTTCACAGGTGCTACTGGTATTGAGATAGTATATCCAGACGAGTACTATCAAACATATGCAGATGTATTCGGTCCAGAAACGGCTGCAGGTGACAACAATTTATTTAATGACTTCGGTCAGTTATACAATGGCAGACAAGGCTTTAGAAAAGATTTTGATCCTGATTTCACAAAGAATTACAAAACAAAAAAACTTAACCCAAATTATATTTACAACTTAAACTAAAGGAGATACTATGCAAATAAAACTAGGCGACACGATAAGAGATGATAAAGGTAGAGAAGGTGTTATAACAAACATTGGTATTGCTACTGATCCTGCTGATATAGCTGCTGAATTAGGAGTAAACGCAAAAGAATATGATACTGATTTAAATTATGTTGGTGCAATTACATTTGGTAGTAACTGGTGTTATTTTATGCAGATAGAAGAAGTTATTAAAAAGAATGATTATGAAGAAGACACAGCATGGATGAGAGAAGATTCAGATGTTGATGTTGCAATTAATTTAGAAAACGAAAGTAAGTTGGGTAAATAATGAACGGATACTTTGCTGTACAATTAGATAAACAAAGTTGTAACGTTGTAAAGAAACTTGCTACAAAAGATATACTTGTATCAGATCACGTTACACTTGCATTTAAACCTATTAAGAAAGTTTATAACAAATATTCTAAACTTGTAGGTAAAAAAGTGGGTGTGTTTATCAAAGGTTACAGAGCAAACAATCACATTGACGCATTATGGGTTGACAATATGGTTGATAAAGAGTACAATAGAATCAAAAGACATGATAAAGGCGCTGCTCATATTACACTATCACATAAGAATGGCTACAAATCAGGTGACGCTAACACTATGTTTACAAACCCTAAAGTAAAAGATAAGAAATACGGATACGTAGAAGGAACTATAAAGTATATTGATTATGACAAAAGATAAATGGTTAAAGATTAATAGAGAGTCGTTTACTAGAACTCTCAAAGGATTTAATAGACCTGACTATACATTAGATATAAATGGTCTACAAAGAAATTCTATACCTACAAGTGATAGAATATCTGGTGCATGTACTAAAGAGTCAAAACCTAAAGTACAGTTACCCGAAGGCAAGACGATCGGCATTGCCTACAATAAAGGTAACTACCAGGTAGTTGATAAAGCTGATTTTAAAACAATGGGAAGGAAGACATAATGTGGAATATAAAAAAATCATTACTATTTGCTACGTTATTAGTTACAGTAATACTAGTATCAATGAATATGGCAAGTGCTGATGAAAAGAAGACAATCACACCACAAGAGTTTGGTAATGCAATTGCAGAAACACCAGGCAAACTTGTAAATTTTATAGGTAGTGAAGTTGAGAAAACTAAAGAGTACCAAAAGAAGTCGTGGGCTGAAATGAAAACAAAGTGGCCTTGGACAATGTTTAAAGGTAATCAATAATGTTACACAAAATAAGTGATTTTTGTAAGAAGATTGATAGTATCAAAGCTCAGGCAGATAAGTTATACAACTTGAAGTATAATCATCCTAAAACGCCTGAGCGGGATGCTGAAGTGAATCATCTTATAGATGATATACAATCCACGTGTAAAATAGTGGCAAATGACACAAAACCCTATGATTTATAAGGGTTTTTAACGCTTGACAAATAGACTATTTTATGATAGAATTAATGAATAAACTAACAAAAGGACTATATTATGATGACTAAAGAACAAATTTTTGATGAATTTAAGATTGCAAAAGAAAAAGATATTGCAAAATCAACAAGTAAACCACCATATGAGAATGTGTTTACAAATAGACTCAACGTGTTGAGATCACACCGTGACGCAAAAAAGTCACATCCAAAATCTTACAGACATTTAGATATTAATTTTGAAAATCTAATACTTGCCTACTCGGCACCTGTACCTGTAGATCATTTCTATAAAACAATATTCGGCAAATCTTTATCAGAATATACACATGATAAAAGAATTGAAGATATGACCGAACTACAGAAAGAAAGAGAAGAAGCTAAAAAATTGAAAGAAAAAGAAGATGAAAAAACTGTTGTATCTATTAACTAGTTTGTTGTTGCTCTCTAATTGTACCAGCATGAATCAGTCCACTATTGGTGCGTCCACCACAGCGGCTGTTGCTGGT